TTTTAAGGCCGTTTTTAGGCGATTCTACCGGGGTGTGTGTAGCGAATGAGTTACAGGTCATTTTGAAGGTCAGACAAGGGTTATTCGCAAATTGTATATTTTGCGTATAATTCATTTGTAGCGGTTAGACTACACAAACATTGTTGATTTTCCTAACGTTTCGTGGGTCAAAAATCGGACGCGAAATATTGCCATATTTTACCATTTGTATACGTTATGCAACAAAAAATGGCTAATTTTTCGGGTTTTCGGTTTGACCTTTGACGAAAGCGTTGATTTGCAACGGTTTGATTTTTGCATAACGTATGCAGGTGATAAAATGCCACGGGAAAGAAAGCAGAAACTAAAAAAACGCCCGGACGGGCGTTATGCTTGCAGGTATCACAACCAATGGTTTTATTCGTATGACCCGGACGATTGCTTGCGACAACGGGAAGAATTCAAGGCCGCAGAAAAGCGGGGGCGGGTTGCTGTTTATTTCGTCAAAGGGTACGCAGACGATTGGTTGACCCGTTCCCGCCCGGACGTTGCCCCGTCAACCATGATCGGGTTGCGCACGCACCTTGCCGCACTAACGGACGCAATCGGCAACCTACCCATTTCCGATGTCAAGCCATCCGACATCAAAAGCGTTTTTTCGACCCGGTACAAAGGATTGTCAAATTCATACATCAAGGCGGCGAAGCAACTGTTTTGCGCCCTGTTTGATTCTGCGGTTGCAGACGGGTTGATAATGAGCAACCCCGCACGGGATCGCACAGCACGCCCGCACAAGGGCACAGCGGGCGGGCATAGGTCTATTACGCCGCAGGAAAGGCAATGGATTGAAACCCTTTGCACAGGGCACAGGGCGCACCCGGTTGTTATGGCAATGCTTTATGCAGGATTGCGCCCGCAGGAAGCAAAAGCGTTGGACATAGGCAAGGACGTTGATTTCAAGCGGGAAACAATAACCGTGCGGGAAACCGCCCACACCGACCACGAAAACGGGCAAAAATACGCCTTTACGGGCGAAGGAAAGACGGACAGGGCAAACAGGACAATCCCGTTGCTTCCTCCGCTGAAATCGGCCTTGCAAGGCCGCACAGGGCGTCTTATAACATCGGCACACGGGGACGCCGTCACAAAGACAACGTGGCGGGTTGTGTGGCGGTCATATGTGGCGCACATGGAAACCGCAATAAACGGCGTTCAACGGAGATGGTACGGGCGTACAAAGGAACACAAGGCCATTCTTGCCGCAGGTGGCACGTTGCCGCCGTGGGTGTCCTTCACGGTCACCCCATACGACTTGCGCCACAGTTATGCAACCATGCTTCGGGACATGCAACCGCCTGTGGAATTGCATACCGTAATTAAATGGATGGGGCACGCCGATGCAACAATGCTTCTACGCATATACGACAGCGTGACAGACAGCAGGGAAACCACGGAAGCGGAGCGGGTAAAACAGGCGTTAAAAAAGAATGCGGACGGTTCGTAAAACCTTTCAGAATCATGTTGTTTGGGTATCTTCTAACCCGTATAATATTGTGCGGGGGTGAATTGATTGACAAGCAAAGAACGCAAAGAATACATGCGGCAATACCGCAAAGAACACAGGGAACAAATCAAGGCAACCGCCGCAAATCGAAACATAAGGAAAGCCAAAGAAAACATTGACCGCATTGAACGGTCGGGCAACGCTGTGCGCATTATTACACGGGACGGACGGAAGTTTGATTTTATTCGTCCGTTTCCCGATTAAACACCGCTTTCGTTGTCAAAATGGTAGTCAAGGCGAAAAACCGACCGCCGAAACGCTTGAAAAATAAAGGCGGGCGGCACATGCGTACGCCCGCTTCATACCCGGAGTGTCATAGGTTCGAGTCCTATTTGAGCCACAACGGAAAACCCCATGCCATATAAGGCACGGGGCATTTTTTTGTTTTTGGCCACAGGTCAAAAAGTATCATCATGGCCCCTTTTGACGCATGGTTTGGTAGTCAAAACGGTAGTCAGTTTTCATCGTGTCCGCTTCGATCCGGCATGACGACCAATTCGCCGTTGCCGATCTCAAAGCACACGTCATAAACCCGCACCGCCTTGCCGTCAATGTAGACGACAAGCGGCGCATTGTCGTACCCGTTAACAAGCACGTATGTTGCCAAATCCAGCCCCGTCACGCTATCACCCCTTCTTCCGTCAATTTCTGCAATTCCTCCCGTGCCAACCGCACATTTGCTTCCCGGGTTTCTTCCCGTTTCCACGCTTCCAACTTTTCCCGGTTCTGCCGCTCTATGTCGGCATGCACTTTCAACCTTTCCTGCATTGTCATTGCCCTTGCACTTCCTTCCTTCAACGCATCTTTGGCGTTGACATCCGGGGGCGTGACCGTCCCCGGTTGTCAGCGTCAAAACCTGTGTTCCCAATCAACGGGCAATTCATACTGCGCCGCAAATTCCTCAACCGCCGTGCGGTCTTCTGCCCTGTAATACTCTGTCAATTTGACGATGTCGTGATCCGTGTACGCAACCGGAATGCTGAAACGTCTGTCAATAAGGTAACTGTCAAACCGTCCCCGATCTTCTTCCCTGTACCTGCTATTCATGCTCACCACGCCTTTCTTCAACGTCTTTGTCGTTGACCACAAGGGTGGGCGTCCCGCCCCTGTCCGTCAGCGTCAACCCCGGATTGCAAAACGCTTGTCCGTGTCAATGTCAACAACAAATTCGTCAAAACTGTTGCTTGAACGCCGCCAACATTCGCAAACATGCCACAAGTTGTCTTCCGTCTTTGCAATCACACGCAAGCAATTGTCAAGTTTGCACGGTATCCCATGTTCTGCAAGTGCTTCCATGCACTCCGTCTGAATCCGTCTGCCCTTCCGTTTAAATGTAATTTCCATTTGCGCCCTTCCTTTCTGCGGGGTTATACCGCCCCGCCCGGTTCCGTCTGCTTTTACCGTCTGCCGCCAATTTCCCAAATGGCGTCCCGGCAATCAGTTTCGTCAATACGTCCATATTCATTGGTATATTTGTTAAGGTCAACCCGAACCGCCTTTACGCCTTTTGCGGAAACTTCAACCGGGGAAACCCACGTTTGCGAAATCCATTTGCCGCCGTTCGCTTTTATCTGCTCTTTCACCGGGTATGTGTTCCCTGTCAGAACGTACCCGATCCCATCGGCGTTGCAACCCAACTTTTCGCATGTGCGCTTATTTTCGTACTTGCGTGTTTCTTCTGCCTTGCGTTCCTGCTCTGCTTTCGCCGCCGCTATTTCTTCTGCATGTTCTTCGGCGTATTTCTTCGCCCGTGCTTCACGGCGGGTTTGCAGTTTATTAAGGTATTCTTCCGTGTATTCCTTGACGATCTTTGCTTTTGCCCGGACACCGGAGCCGCCGCAAGCGTAGCAAACTTTTCCGGTGTTTATCCACTTGTCAAGCATCCCGTAACCACAGCACCGGGGGCATGTGTAGTCATAGAAATATTTGGTTCCGTTCTTGTCCGTCTTGATGTACTTGATTAAGTCCTGCCGCATTGCAATTGCCCTTCCTTTCTTAAAATGCGCCGTTGAAGAAGTACACATCATCGTCAACCATGACGAAATCTTCACCTTCTGCCATCCAAACACCGCTTTCATCCGTGCAAAGGTTCATCGCTTGCCGGATGTAGTTGTAATCGCCTGTCGCAATTGCGGTTTCTACCAACTGCACAACCTTCGTCCGGGTGTCCATCGTTTTCTTGCTCCATTTCTGTCCGGCGGTTCAGCCGCCCCCGCCCGGGGAAACTTCCCCGGGAATTACATTGTAACACACACGCTACAAAGAAGCAACCCCACAGAAGCGGTTTTTATACATCTATTCCGCTGAATTCCGCAAAATAGGCAAAAAAATAAAACCCCCGGCGGCTTGCCGGGGGCGTTCGTTGGTTATTCGTGGTCTTTGGTGCGGTTGTATTCTGCGGTGCTTATTCCGATAAGCGAACCCAACAGGGTGCAAACAATTGCGGAAACCTTTGCAACCATGTCGGCGTATCCCCAACCAAAAACGGCATCCAACCCGCAATATGCAGTTGTCAAAGCGGGAATGCAGATAACAACCAACCATTTGAGAACGGTATAAACGGAATCGGGTAGTTTCATTATATATGTCACCCCTTTGCATTTAGGTCGTCAAGACGCTTGTGTGCTGATTTTGCGGACGCTTCGACTTCAACAAGTTTGGCTTTCATGTCAGATACATCCTTTTGAATCACCCTGTTATCGACTTTGATTTCGTCAATGCTTGTTCTGATATATGAAATGTCTGCCGTCATTGTTGCACGACCCGCCGCCGCTGATTCCGTTTCCTTTTTTGTGTTCCGGCTGAAAGTAAGAACAGTAAAAAGCAACGCAACACACGGCACGCAAATTGCAACAATTGTTTCAATTGTCACAGCAATCACCCCCTTTCTTCCGTCATGATCGAACCGGGGTATTGCGAACATAACGCATCCGCTTGCGATTTGGACAAGTGCGGAATGGTGATCGTATATTTTGCGGCGGGTTCGGTGCTATCAAAAGCCGCCCACGTTTTTTGACCAATCACGCCGTCCACGGTCAAGCCGTGGTCATGTTGGAAGGAGCGCACCGCCTGTTCGGTTGCCGCACCGAATTGACCGTCTGCGCCATACGTGCCGCAATCGTAACCTTTTTGAATCAACTGTGTTTGCGCAAGGGTGACATATTCGCCCCTTGACCCACGCCGCAACGTTGGCTTTGTCGGCGGGGTAGGGGACGGGGTTATTTCGCCGTCAATGCACACAGGCACGCCCCAATGCGTCCATTTCTTGTTCCGGGTTGTAAAGTGCTGAACCCCGTTACTGCATTCAATTGTTTCGTTATTATACCCGAACCCGGTATGCTCCATTATCTTTCCGTTGGCAACAAACAGGCAAACCAACGTGTCCTTTGGCATAGTAGCAATCTCGCCTTTGGCTTTCCAATTGCTCTCCGTGTTCCATTGGCTTGTTGCTCCGGCTCCCATCAGTTCCCAACCGAACACAACCTTCAGAACCCAATACGTGAATCCTCTGCAATCGAAAAACCGGGTGCGCTCCTCACCCGGCAACCACTTGCACCCGGAACAGTTTCCCGCCCCGTCAAAGTTTTTGCATTTAGCTTTTATGTTGTCTTTGTCTTTTCCCGCCTTTGTGCCGTTATACCTCACACGCCTGTTCGCCGGGGTACAATATTGCCCCCTTGCGCCGAACACATACGCCCAAGCAACGCACAGAAGAGCAATTTGCCAAGCAACCCATTGAAGCGGGTTGCCGCTTTGCTTCAGTTCAGCAACCTTGCCGTCTACATATTTCGCAGAATACATCCATGTGCCCCCTTAAAAGAAAGGGGACAGGTTTGCACCCGTCCCCGGTTAATTGGTATGAATTCGTTTAATTTGCCTTTTTACTTACCTAAAGTGTTCTTTAAGTGATCCATCCAAGCGAAATCATCCTGTCACGGATTCGCTCATATAGCAACGTATGCCCTGCATCGTTCGGATGCACACCGTCAGCAAGTAATAACGTTGTCCAGTCGCTCTGCGACCCACTTTCAAGTAATCCTTCTGCAATCGCATCCAATACGCCTTGCCCGGAGAAATAAGCGTATGCATCGAAATACCGCTGTCCAAACTCTGCAGAGAGCAAGGCGCGGAAATTGGCATTCACGGAATTTACATACGGGCTGATAACAATAAATTTACCGCTTTCGCTCAAATTTGCGATGGTTTTTATCTGATCTCTGACGGCTCTGTTCCTCTCATCAGATGGATTTGTATCAAGTGCATTATTCGTTCCGACAAAAATTGTTGTAATATCAGCATTTTGCGCAATCTTGCCGCCGTACAGCAGAAGGGAAGTTCCGGCGGCTATTGTTTTTGCTGTTCCTGCCTCGGTTCGTGTGAATACATAATTCCCGCCGGAATATGTAAGCGATCCCTCAATGCCGTCCAAATAGCAAGGATTGACATTGACGAGCGCATTCCCGGCGTTTTTGATTGCCACGTTAAGCGGAATATTTACGCCCGTTGTCGTAGCGGGAAGTGATACATCGGATGTTATATATAGCCCATACGCGCCGCAATTCGCCGCGATCCCGGAAGATGCCGCTCCAGCTACTCCAAGATTGATTCGTTTGTTGATATTGCTGTGAGCCATCATATATTCGGACAACTGCCAATAAAAATTCATGGCATAACGGGAAGCGCCAGAACCAGCGGTAATACTGTCACCGATTGCCACATACCATTTTTCATTGCCGACAATATCAGTTAAGTCTTTCTTAGTTGCAAACTGGTTATCCGTGTATAGCCGCATATCCGCCTTATCACCAATGGCGTTGACGGCAAGGTATTTCGCTGTGGAACGAATAACAACCTTAATGGTTATCTGCGAATTTCCGTTTGTTTTACTGCCGCCAATGTAACGGGACGGCGCGGCAGATGTTCCCGGAGTATCGGTAAACTGCATA